AAAACCTGAAATACTCGAGTATGCAAGAAATAACCCACAAAAAATTGAAAAACTCATGGCCAGAGAAGCTGCCCGCAAGGACCGCCCAACGTTTCCAGCCAGGCCTGTGGCCAATCCGGAACGACGTCAAGAGCGCCTTGGCGAGCAACTATCCGACGCGCCCGATAAGGAATACGAGAAGCGGGAAAGGAGTGTGCAAGTGCCAACCGAAATTACTGATGAAATAATAAAGACATGGCTCCGAAACCAATATGTGAATGATGACGAGCAAATGGTTTGTCAGATATGCAAAATGGAACACTTTCGGAAACGTAACGGAGAACACCACTTCGAGAAAAAGGAAGTACTTACCTCAAAATTTCTGCCCAAAAAACTAGTAGCCCAGTATCTGGCTCTTTGTCCTCTGTGCGCCGCCAAATACGATGAATTTGTAAAAACCGACGACGAGGTAATGGCCGAGCTAAGGGATAGAATTGTCAGCTCGGACTTATGTGAGATTCCAATATCACTCGGTGACGAGAAAACCAGCATCCGTTTCGTAGAGACCCATTTGCATGATCTTAAGAACATCCTGGAAGAAATGGGCCAATCGGCTCCCCGTGACTGACTGAGGGTTGGTCAGCCAGCCACGGGTGCCACACCACCGCACGTGCCGCTCGGCATACGGCGGTTCCGGTCAGACCCGGGCTTCTGCCCCGTAGGAACTGATGGAGGAACTGATGGGAGAACTGATGGGGACAGGCAAACTGCGACCTTTCGCAAGGCTGTTGACAACATTTCGAAAGGCAGTACGAGATAATGGCGCGCAAAACCGGTCGACTGCATCAGGCGGTAACCGGGCAGGCGCGTCCGCGAGGCAAGCGATAGCCAGTAGCGTTGCCAGTTTGTTCCCGGGCCGGGCAATCGGGGTGCGGAGTGGTCGAGCGCATGCCTATGCTGCACACTAACCCCGAACGTCGCTTGTGCTGCTCGGCGGCTGAGCGGCACCCCGCCTTTGGCTGTCGACGGTCTGACCAGCGTCCTGAACGCCTTCCAGATGTCGGCCGGCCAGGCCGGGCATGTCGCCGACGTGATGTTCCAGACGGTCAAACGGGGCAAGCTGACGTTCCCCGACCTGGCCGCCAATATCGGAAAGGTCGCTCCGATGGCGCGGGCGGCCGGCATGTCGATGGAGGACATGATGGCGGCCATCGCCTCCATGACCCGCCAGGGCCTCAGCGCCGAGGAGTCCACGACCCGCCTGGTGAACATCCTCAAGCAGGCGCCCAGGCAGGCGGGCGATCTCGCGGCGTTGATCGCCAAGTACGCCGGCAAGAGCCTCTCCGACATCCAGATCGACTTTCCGGAGGTTCGCGCCGCAGGCGGCATCGCGGCCCTGGCCGCCGACATCGGAGGCTTTCGGAAGGATTTGGTACTGATGCAGAGCGCCGCCGGGCAGGCTGATGAAGCCTTTGCGCGGATGACCGGCGGCCTGTCGGTTGAACTCAATAAAGCCCGCATGGCGGTGATGGATCTGATGACCTCGATTGGCGAGGCACTGGCGCCTACGCTCAAGGCGGCAGGTGAATGGTTCAGGAAAGCCGTCGCGTCGGCGGGCGAGTGGGTCAAGCAGAACCGGGGTTTTATCGTCAGCACCCTCAAGGTCGCCGCCGCGATGGTGGCCGTGGGCATCGGCATGATGGTGCTGGGCACGGTCATCTCCGGACTCGGCACGGCGTTCGGGGTCTTGGCGACCGTCGTTGCCACCGTGATGGCGGTTCTCAAGACGCTCGCCACCGTCATCGTGTTCCTGACTTCCCCGGTCGGGCTGATCGTCACGGCCGTGGTTGCGTTGGGCGCCGTCCTGCTGCACGTCACGGGGGCCGGGTCGAAGGCGCTCGCGTGGCTGGGCGACAGGTTCAAGGTGCTCAAGGAGGATGCGCTGGCCTCCTTTGGCGGCATCGCCGACGCGCTGGCGGCGGGGGATATCACGCTCGCCGCCAAAATCCTGTGGCTGTCGCTTAAGATGGAATGGACGCGCGGCGTCAACTTCCTGGAAAAGGTATGGCTCAATTTCAGGAACTTCTTCATCCGCATCGGCTACGATGCCTGGCACGGTCTGTTGGCCGCCGTGGAGACAGTCTGGCACGCGCTCGAGGTCGGCTGGATGGCGACCGTGGACTTCTTCGCCAGCATCTGGGACGGATTCACGGGGTTCTTCGCCAAGACCTGGCACAACATCAAGGCCGGGGCGCAGAAGGCCTGGAACTGGATCAGGAGCCTGTTCGACGACTCGGTCGATCTCCAGACGGAAAACCGGATGGTCGAGGAGCAGAAGCAGGCCGCGATCTCCCGCATTACGGACGAGCAGAAGCGCCGGGCCGCCGAGCGGGAGTCCGAACGACAGAGCGCCAGGCAAGTCCACGAGGGAACCCTGGCGGAAATCGGGCGCGAGAACCTCGACAAGCACAGCCAACTCGACACCGAGTACGCCGAGCGCATGGCTGCGAACGAGGCCGATCTGGCCAGGGCCCGGCAGGAATGGCGCGAGGCCATCGACACGGCCAAGCGCAAGCGCGAGGAGAAGGCGGCCGAGGGCGGGCTGGAGGGGCCCGACGACATCCTCCAGAAGGCCCGCGACGCGCTGGCCAGCCTCGGCGACATCGGCGATCTCGTCCAGGCCGAGGCGGCCAAGGTCGGCGTGCGCGGCACGTTCAACGCCTCGGCGCTCCAGGGACTGGCCGCCGGGAATGCGGCGGACCGCACGGCGACCGCGACCGAGGAGACCGCCAAGAACACGAAGCGACTCGTCCAGGCCGCCCAGACCGGCGGGCTGACGTTCGCATAGGAGGTTTGAGATGGCCATCGTTTGCACGGAGAAGATCGATTCCCGCCAGCTCACCGACACCCAGTCGGCGGAGCTGATCTACAAGATCACGGGCACCGCCGACGAGGCGGCGGCCCTCGCGGCGCTCAAGTCCACCGCGCCGACCGTCCTGCACGGGCTGAAGCGTCAGCCGGTGACGGTCGAGCCGGTCCACATCGACACCGCGCGGCCCGACACCTGCCTCTGGACGGGCACGGCGAGCTATGCGCCCTTCGAATACTCGGAACCGCCGCAGACGGGGGAGTCGGTCTTCAACTTCGACACCGGCGGCGGCACGCAGCACATCACGCAGTCGCTCCAGACCGCCGGTCGCTATCCCGGCAGCGCCCCGGACTTCAAGGGCGCAATCGGCGTGACGCATGACAACGTCGAGGGCGTGGACATCACCGTGCCGGTCTACACCTTCAGCGAGACGCATTACCTGGCCGCGTCGCAGGTCACCAACGCCTACAAGATGACGCTCTTCAATCTGACCGGCAAGGTCAACAACGGCTCGTTCAAGGGCCTGGCACCGGGCGAGTGCCTGTTCCTCGGCGCAAGCGGATCGAAGCGCGGCGCGGACGACTGGGAGATCACGTTCCGCTTCGCCGGGTCCCCCAACCGCACCGGCCTCTCGGTCGGGCCGATCAGCGGCATCAGCAAGAAGGGCTGGGAGTACCTCTGGGTGCGCTATGCCGACGCCGAGGACACGGCCAGCCACACGCTGGTCAAGCAGCCGGTCGCGGCCTATGTCGAGCGGGTCTATGACGAGGGCAACTTCGGCTCGCTGGGGATCGGAACATGAGCGACCCGCTGCGCAAAGTCCAGTCCGGCCAGCCGCTGGCGATCCCGGCCAGCGCCTACAACGCCTTCATCGACGCGGCCGTCGACTACCGTCAGCGCACGGCGCACATCGGCGGGGGGGCGCAGCCGTCCTTCGCGCAGGCCAGCATTGTCCTGGTGCGGAACGATTCCGGCGGCAACCGGCAACGGTTCGATGTGCTGGGCGTGGACGCTCCGGTGATCGACCCCGCGTCCAACGAGGAGGAGTTCAAGAACCGCCTGGCGCTCGCCTGCGGTACGCCCGCTGCCGACACGCACGAAGGGCGGTTCGTCGTGCTGGCCGAACCCATCGCCAGTGGCAAAATCGGACGGGCGTTCGCCGCCGGAGTGTGCGCGGTCAAGATCGACGTGCCCGACGAGGACCACGAGTGGCGCTTCGTCGAGATCGCGGGAAGCACGACCGCGAACCTCAAGGCGCATCACCGGGGATCGGCGATGATCCTGTGGCGGACGGGCGGCACGGGCGTGCAGTGGGCGGTCGTGCGCCTTGGCAAACCGCTCCCGATGCATGTCTTTCCCGTGGAACTGTCGCAGACCGGCGGGGATCAGGGCGACGAGTCCTACCCGGCGACCTGGACCTACGAGGTCAAAGACGTGGAGACCGGCACGACGCTGGAGAGCGATGTCGACCCGACCGCGACGCCGCACAAGTGGCAGCGGCCCTCTATCGGCCAGATGATCGCGGCGACCTACGGCTATGCCCATTACGAGGACGACGGGTCGGGCGGCCAGAAGCTCGTGCTGGGCTGGATCAACGAGACGGTCGACCAGGAAGCTTGCGAGTCGGCCAGCGAGTCGGAGTAAGGAGGCGGCGTGGGCGCACCCGGAAAATCGGTTGTCATCAGCGGCGGCAAGCGCGGCGTGCTGGTCGGCGGCAAGTCGGCCGTCTACAACGCCGAGGAGTCGTGTCCGGCGTGCTGCATCGAGTTCTCACGGAAGTGGTCGTTCACCGATCAGGGCTTCATCGACGGCGGCCAGGGCGGGGCCTATCGCGCCTATGACGACCCCGACGATGTGTCTGCCAGCCCGTGGACGGTCCTCAACAACGGCCTGGGACTGCGGCTCGACTGGGAGGACGACAACAACTGCCGCTACCACAACCCCTACACGCAGTATGCAACGGCAACCTGTGAGATCACCGTGCCCAAGGCCATGATCATGACAGTCAACTGGTCGGGGATGGGCGAGACGCAGGACCCGAACTACGAGCTGATGAGCCTCTACGTGAACGGGAACCTGGTTGGATCGGCCCATGCGCCGGGCGGCGGTCGGGGTTGTGCGGCCATGGGGCCGGTGGTCTCCAGCCCGCCGCCGCCCCAGCAGGTCACGCTGAACCCCGGCCCGCACACGCTCTACATCTCCGCGACCACCAACGATCCGCTCTACCACTTCGACGCCTGGTATCAGTTCGCGCTGACGTTCGCGCTCGTGCCGTAAACCTGGAGGACCCGACATGACCGAGACTCTGATTCCGAAAGCCAAGAAGTGCGGCAATTGTCCGCCGCTGGTCGTTCCGCGCCGGTCCTATACGCCCACACGACCGAGCTGCATCGAATGCGTCGAGAAGCACCTCGGGGCGGCCTACGTGCTGCTGACCGAGGCCCGCGAGGGCTACGCCTACCGTCTCCGCGCCGTCGGGCACCTCTTCGAGGCCGAAGACGAGTCCCAGGAGTGGCCTGAGTTGCACGCCGCGATCCGTGACGCACGGACGCGCTTCCAGGCTGCGGGAGAGATGCCGGATTGGCAGGTTCTGGACACGCTGCTGGCCGCAGAGCGGGAGAAGGTGCGGCAGGCGGCGGGGTGATTACGCATCCTCAACAACCGCATCCACCCGCTGATCGAACGCCAGCCCCTTCCACAATCGCCGCTGCTTGCGCCATTCGAGTTCGGCGGCGATGGGGCGGATGTGGGTCTCACGGATCGGGTCGCGGCCTTTTGCGGTGCGAGGCAGGAACAGGAGCGCTTCCTGAATCTCCGGCGCGAGCTGCAACAGGTTCATGATCTGCGTGACGCGGGCCCGGCTGACGTTGCCCAGCCGCGCCAGGTCGGCCTGGTCCGTGATCTCGCCCTCCTTGATCAGACGGTCGAAGCGGATCGCCAGGGCCATCAGGCGCGAGATGCGCGGGATTCGGCCCTCGGGCACGGGCGACGGCTCCGGCGGCGGGCTGTCCTGCATGACCTTGCGGGTGTGCGGCCCCCGCGTGAAGTAGACCTCCTTCTTGATGCTTATCGGTCGCATGTCGTTGCCTCCTGTCGTTTGAGTTCATCGGCCAGCGTCTTGATGCCGGTGGGGTGGAAGGTGATCTCGACGGTGCCGTTGGGCCCGTCATAGTCCACGCGCTCGATCAGCAGGTGCAGGATGCGGGCCTGCTCGCGGGCGCTCAAGGTCTCCCAGAGTGGGTCGAACAGCGAGCACGCCTCGCCAACCTCGCGGGCGTCCACCAGCTCGCGGGAGAGTGCCAGAATCTGTTCGCGGACCTCCGTGGCGCGTTGCTCGGCGTTGCGGATGCGTTCCTGGACGTCGGCCAGACGGTCGGTCGCCTGGCCGTCCTTGCCGATCAACTTGCGCAGGTCGGCGTTGTGGCGGCCCAGTTCGCGCTCCAGGGTGCGCTTCTCGGCATCCAGCTTGCCGATGGCCTCCTCGCGTTGGCGGCGGCATTCGGCCAGCGTCTCATTGAGCAGATTGGTATCCCGCCCGATGCTCTTGACCTGGTCGACCACGAACCGCTCCAGCTCGGGCGCGGGCACCGACGGCGTCGGGCAGGACTGCCAGCCGCGTTTCTGGGCGTTCGTGCAGCAGTAGTAGCGGTAGACCTTGCCGCCGTTGTCAGAGAGGCGTTTGACGGTGTGCGACGGGGCCATCGCGCAGTCGCAGGTGACGCAGCGCACCAAGCCCTTGAGGAGCGCCCCGTGGCGGTTGCGGACGTGGGCCCCGCCGGTGCGGCCGTTGCGCTTGAGAAGGTGCTGGGCGCGGTCGAAGATCTCGGCGTCCACGATGGCCGGGTGCTCGCCATCGTAAATCTCGTCCTTGTAGGTGATCTTGCCGAGGTAGATGCGGTTCGTCAGTATCTGGAAGAGCGTATTCTTGCCCAAGGGCCTGCCGCCCATCTCGCGGCCTCTTGTCGAGACCCAGCGCTTCGTCGTCCAGCCACGCGTTTCCAGTTCGGTTGCCGTGGCCAGCAGCGACTGGCGGTCGAGGTACAATTCAAAGATGTCGCGCACGCGGGCAGCCTCGTCCTCGTTGACGCGCAGGCGGCCGCCGCCCTCGACCACATCGTAGCCCAGCATGGGGCAGCCGCCGGTCCACTTGCCCTTGCGCCGCGTGGCGGCGATCTTGTCGCGGGTGCGCTCGGAGATCATCTCGCGCTCGAATTGGGCGAACGAGAGCAGCACGTTGAGCATCAGGCGGCCCATCGAAGTGCTGGTGTTGAACTGCTGGGTGACCGAGACAAACGCGACCTTGTGCCGTTCCAGCACGTCCATGATCTTGGAGAAGTCGATCAGCGAGCGGCTCAGGCGGTCGACCTTGTAGACCACGATGGAGTCCACCTGGCCCGCCTCGATGTCGGCCATGAGGCGCTGGAGCGCCGGGCGGTCCATGTTGCCGCCGGTGAACCCACCGTCGTCGTAGCGATCCGGCAGGCAGACCCAGCCCTCGGAGACCTGGCTGGCGATGAACAGTTCGCCCGCCTGCCGCTGGGCGTCCAGGCTGTTGAACTCCTGTTCCAGGCCGTCCTCGGTGCTCTTGCGGGTGTAGATCGCGCACCGGACGGTCGGCGGTTTCTCGGTCGTCTTACTCATCGTCGCCTCCGTTTCGTTTCAGGTTGAAGAAGTGGTAGCCGTTCCAGTGGGTGCCGGTGATGGCCTTGGCGACCGCCGAGAGCGTGCGGTAGACCTCGCCCTCATGCTCGAAGCCCTTTGGCAGGACGCGCACCACGATCTCACGGCCTTTGTAGAGGCGCTTGATGTTCGACCCGGCCATCGGCAGGCGCGAGTCGCTGTCGAAGGCGACCGAGGTCTGCCGGGTGAGCGCGGGCCGGTCCTCGGTCTTCCGGACCTTCGGCGCGGTGGTGCGCAGGTCGGCGTCGTTGGCCAGTTCCTCGGCCCGCCGCCTTGCCTGTTCGGACAGGTCGCCGTGGGCGTTGGCCTGCAACCGCCAGGCGATACGCTTGACGAGGTAATCCCTGTTGCCGGTGCGCGTCGGTTCCCCGAAGGCATCGATGTGTTTGGATCGCAGCTCCGAGACCGTCATACGGCCCAGGGCGGCGACCTCTTTGGGGACGTTCAGCATCATGGTTCGCGTGCTCCTTTCATGTGTTCGGTCGTTCTCTGGCGTGCCTGCCGAGAGGCTGGTCACACGAACACATGAAGGCTCGTTCTCGCCCCCTCATCAAGGGCTTCCCGGCCACTTTTCGAAGTATTTTTGGGGGTGCGAGAAGGACGCGAACCAGACGCGCTCTCGGTACTCTGGCGCAGGCGCAGGACGCCCTTGGCGAGGATCGCCGCGACCTCGCGGCGGCGCTCCTCGGGGGTCATGGCGGCGGGGTCGCGGGTCGCGTCGTGGGCGACGGACGCGGGCTGCTCGGTCGATGCTGGTGCTGGCATTGCGGGCTCCTTTCGGGCTTGCCCACAACGGCCTTCGCCTGGCGACCGGCCCGCTGTCTGGCGGATTGGTGATGCTCGTCTACGGATTACATACGCGCCGGAAGTTCGAAATGGCGGTGGGGTCCGGTCCGAACGAACCTGTTAACCACAAACGAGCTGTTCACCAGAGAGTCAGAGAGTTTGGGGGGTTGTTCTCGGGGTCCGGTCGTGAACGTATACGTTCAGGACCGGGACCCGGTTTCTCCGTTTCGGAAGAGAGAACGCGCCCAAGGCGGCGGGAGCGCCGGAACCCTTTGGAATCAACGCAAAACGAAGACGCCCGGCCAGATGCCTGGTCGGGCGTTCCTGTTAACAGGATGGTGCGGAAATCTTCCGAGACGGAAATTGGCTCCGGCGGCTGGATTCGAACCAGCGACCAATTGGTTAACAGCCAACTGCGCTACCACTGCGCTACGCCGGAACAAGCGGTCGTCAACCGACCCCTCGGGGTCGAAAAGTCCCGCTACTATAGCGAAAGCGCAGCTGATTGTCAACAATCGCCTGCATGAATGTTGTGGATTTTCTCGCCGCCACTCCACTACAATAGTGGCTTGTCCGCAACCACCTGCCCCTGATTGCCGCATCACCCATGTACGAAGGACCACGACAAGCCGTCCCGAAGCTGACCATCGCCGGCTGGCAACGCACGCAGTTGCCGCGCTGGCGTTCTCAGCCTGCCGCGCCGCCCGTGACGGATCAGGTGACCGCATTGGCCTACTGCTTCTGGCCACCCGAACACATGCGGGAGCGCTTCTATACCATCGAGGCGGCCTTCCGCGCCACCTGGGAGCAGTGCGGACGCCTCCGCTCCAAACTGGTCGCCAGCCACCGTTTCCCGGAACTCGAGGCCTTCTGCGAGCAGGAGGGCGTGGCACTCGACCTGGCACCGGAGTTGTGCGGCAGCATAGCAGCGATGAGCCGTGACTGCATCCACAGCCTTCACCGTCGCTTCGAGACGCCCTATGTGCTGATCATCCAGAACGACGGTTTTCCGCTGCGGCCGGGGCTGGAGACGTTTGTCGGTTCCTACGACTACATCGGCGCCCCCTGGTGCATTCCCACCTGGTATACCGCTCTGCTCTTCCCCCCGCCTGCCTATACCGTGGGCAACGGCGGCTTTTCCCTGCGCTCGAAGCGCATCTGTGAACTGGTCGCGCACTATGCACGCCGCGGATTGCGCTGGGTACCGGAGTCGTGGTTCACTACTGAGGATATCTTCTACTGCCGTGTCCTGCCGCGCTGTTCAAAGCGCTGCCGCCGCATACTGCGCTACGCGCCGCCCGAGGTCGCAGGCCGCTTCAGCCTGGAGGCGAGCGAGGCCTTTCTGCCGCCTGATGGCCGCACCTTCGGCTTTCATGGCGAGCACGCCTTCCGGCGCAGCAAACAGGCAGGCGTCTGCTGCTAGGGGAGAGTGAGCGACTGGCGGGGGGAACCGTTAGCGGCACAACTCAGTTGTATCGCAGAAGAGGGTAAAAGGGTGGGGAGCGTACCCCACCCTACTGCAGGGCTCAGCGGACAAGGAAGATCACGCCGCCGGAGGGGCTCTCGCAGGCGCCGATGTCAACGGTCTTGTTGACCAGGCGGGCGTTGCCGTTGTAGTCCCTGGCGTCC